TCGTTGAGCCAGATATGGACTTATTTGTTAACGTATCTGTAGTCGCACGACCTACCAAAGTGTCGGTAGATGTCGGTAATGTCAAAGTACCTGTATTGCTAATTGTGCTGATTATAGGGCTTGTTAGAGTTTTGTTTGTTAAAGTCTGTGTACCTGTTAACGTGACTACAGTTGAATCAATTGCAATCGTTACTGGCGAAGAACCGTTAAAACTTGTGCCAGATAATCCTGTTCCTATTGTCAACGCATTAGGGGTATTTGCTGTGATAGTTGCACTACCACCTAGTGATATAGCAGACCCATTTATTGTAATCGAGCTATTCGTTAATCCTGAATTTGGAATAGTTGCATTAATTTGACTAGGCGCAATAGATATTGCTTGAGCAGATAACGCAGATAATTGACCTTGAGCATTAACTGTAGCACTTAATGTGTTACTTGCAGATCCATACGATCCTGCCGTAACACCTGTATTTGTAATACTAAATGTATTGCTTGATAAAGTTAATCCTGTCCCTGCAAAATAAGTCGCATTTCCCGAAAACTGAACCCATGTAATAGGTGTGACATTAATTGTGCCTGTTTCTGCAGATGTTGACACCCAACCTGTATTGCCATATTGCGTACCATTAATTACAACTGTATATGCGCCTGGCACTTCTGCCCAAACATCCATATCTAATGATCGTGACCAAGCACCACTAGATGCGACATAAATACCATTTTGGGAGCTTGTTGTTTGATTCTTAACTAATACTCGATCATTTGCCAACAATGTGTAGCCATCAATTGTCTGCAATCCTGACAAGGATATATTTGCAGTAGTCGCAGCAGAACATGAGCCTTTTGGAGATAATCCTTGAGCTACCGTATCAACATATAATTTGTTAGTTATATCAGATGGATTACTAGGACTTGTACTAATTTGCCCAGTTGTTGTACTGATATTAGTAAAAACACCAGTAGAAGGGTTTACAGCACCGATTGTCGTACTATTAATCGTGCTATTGGTAATATTTAACCCTGATTGGCTAGGGTTTACCGTTGCATAAAATGGCTGACCTTGACCAATAAACGTGTTAAAACTGCCATCCAAGTTAAAATATGCTTGAACAGGCAGTAAGTTTTGATCCTGCGTTAATGCTGGATCAGCCATAAACTACTCCTTAGTTTTGGTCAACCATAGGCATTACATACAATGTATTTGCCGTTCCTATTGCTGTAATTGAGAATACTGGTGGTACAACCATTACTTGCGGACTAGACATAGACACACCTAATACAAATGATTGTGAAGTATTACCGCCAGTAGGCAATACGGCTGCAGGTGCAGTTGTAGTTGTGCCAAGAACCGCAGGTGCAATAGTAACTGCAATAGGGGTAGTTCCTGTGTTCAAAAACCCACAAAAGTTTACTTGGTCATTACCATTAGGGGTAATTGTGACTGCTGTAGAACTAGATGTAGTAACAGTAATAGCAGTTGTTGGGCCTACAAAACGGTATGCCGATGTATTTGCCATGATTTATCCTTATCCAGCGTTTACTGCGATTGGAAGTCCATCAGTACGCAATACTTCAACTAAATAATTTCCAGCAGCAGGTGTAGCAGAACTTCCAGAAGCGTTGATAAATTGAATAGTTAGCACATTGGCAGCAGATACATAATCGTTAGCAATAGAAATACCAGCAGTTTGTGCGCCACCGTTATAACTTACGTTAACAATATCAGTAGTTAATAAACCAGCAACAGTAAATGTTTGGCTAGATGAAGTGCCAGTAACTGCTGTTGGGGTTAAACTTGGATTACAGACAAAATAATCTTTTACGTTACCACGCAAGATTGTAGATGACGGCATAATTTTTCCTTTGCAAAGAAAACCAGAATTGGTTGTTTTATTATACAACAAAAGCTAAAAAAACCCCCTTTTTTACGAGGGGGTTTTTAATTAAAACCGATTAAGAATAAGTGCTGAAATCGTAACCGTAAATATATACATCAGCAGTAGCAGCAGCACCTTGCGCTGTAGCTACGTTGAAGTATAAGTTTTGACCACTTAATGTGTTTGTTGATGCAACAGTAAGTGGGTTAACAACTGTAGAACCTGTATTACCTGATAATGCAGTTGCAGCAGCAACAATAGCTGTACCTTGCTTGGCTGGAGCTGTGTAAACAGCAGCAGTAGCAGTAGTTAAGCTAGTTGAAGCATTAGTAACGATTACCTGATAAACAGAGTAGTTGCTTGAGTTGATAATAGGCATCACAGTATCGCCTGATGCATTTACGTTTACACCTGTAGCAACGGCTAACAAACGAATTGCTTGGTTTGTGCCTAAGTTGTTAGGGTGAATTGTTACGGTGGTTGCTGGTCCTGGATTAGACATTATGTTTCCTTTCTAAATTAAGCTGCAACACGGCAAGCGAGTTCAGGATATAGTGGAGCCCATCCGTACAGAACATCTAAACGAGTAGGAATACTGTCGTTGTTGATGGTGTATTGACGAACAACACGCATTGACAAGCCGATTTCTTTATCAGAAGCACGACCAGCGAAATGTACACCTTCTGGCAACTCTAAGTCAGCGCAAGCAAGTGTAAATGCATTTCTGTGCATAATAATGTTCTGTGGAGAAACTGCACCTGTGCTGTTAAATTGCGTTACAGCAGCAGAAGCAGATGGGCTTGGAATTGTTACGTTTTGGAACTGACCAGCAGTAATAACGGCTGGAGATACAGTTACAGTAACGCTTGATCCTGAAGCGATAGATGCAGCAGATTTAACAACGAAGTTACGGAGCTTGTTAGATCCATAAGCCTGACGGTTTTGTGGGTTAACTGCATAAACACCAGCAATTTGGATTACGTCACCTACGTTCAGGTTCAATGTACCTGTGTTGGCAGCAGTAATACTAATGTTGGAGCTTGATGCCCAACCACTTGATAAGAAACCAGTAGCAGTAGTTGTAGCCACAGATGCAGTAACAGTAGTAGTGCTGTTGTTACCAAAAGTCTGGCTAACCACGTTTTGATCGAGTTTCCAATTCATACCAGCAGAATCACGACCCATCAAACCTTTACGATACTGCTCGCCAATTGCTTCTTGTGGCACAAATAAGCCCTTCAAAGAATCAACGATAGTTGCAGATGTAAATGGCTCAACAATACAAGCACGTCTGCCGTCACGAGGAGTACCTTCAGCATCGAGGTAAGCACCAGCAGTCAGGTATGTAATTAAACCTGTTGGGGGTGTACCAGCAACACCAACGATATTTGCTGTGTTAGCAGTAGCCATAACCATTCCGTCACGGTCAATTTTGTTAGCAATAGCAGCAACGGCTGGCTTCAATACACGATCAGAGAACATATCTAAAGACAATGCTAAGTCTTGAGTTGTAAACTGAGTTGACACTTGATACTGAGTTGTTAATGTAACAGGTACAGAAGTTTCGTTGAAATCTTCAACTACTAATTGCGGGCCTACTGCCCCTACGAATCTTCCAGGCCGTCTGATATTTACGGTGTTACCAATCTTACCGCCAACAATTGCAAATTGATCGTCATAATTACGATCTACTTCAGATGTAAATGTTAATTCGTTCTCCAAGACCATTAGAGCTTCGTTTGTGATCTTGGAAATAGTTAGCAAATTATTTGCCATGATTATTTCCTTTTTAAAAGATTAAGTTTTTACCTGATCCTTTTAGCTTGTCGCATCGCTTTATATTGTGCAAACGTCATCTTATCTGTATCAGTAATGACAGCTTGCTCGCTATTTGTAGCTTTTAACGGACTAATAGGCGCAGGTGCTTTTGACTTCTGAGCAACAGGTTTCACTTCTTTAGCATCAGTTTTTTCAAACCTTGCTTCCAACCGACCTATTTCTCTTAAAGCAGTAATAGCGGATGATTTAGATATTTTTTCAGCAAGATCTTTGTTTTCAGCCAAATGATATAAAATCTGTGGCCCAACATCGCTGTCTAAAATTGCTTCTCTAATATGGTCAGGTACGATCACATCACTAGAAGCTACCATTTCATCAAAATCAGGAATTTCTTTTTTTGCAGATTCCAAGCGACCATTCCAAGTTTCGATAATCTTGTTACGTTCTTCTTGCCTTCTACGTTCAATTTCTTCCTGTTTGCTTCGCATTACAGCATTTTCAGCACTCCAATCAGCTAATGCTTCTGCATATTCAAAAGCATCTACAAATTGATCTGGCTTCGGCTTGTCATCTCTGCTCTGTTCCTGTTTAGGCGCAGCCTGTGATTCTAATGCCTTTAAACGAGTTTCTAATTGCTCACGTTTGCTACGTTCTTCTTCTGCTTCTTTACGCAGTTGCTCACGTTGCTTCGTAAGTTCAGAAAACCTCTTTTCAAGTTTTGGGTTGGGTTTCCGTTCTTCTGTTACTTTTTCCTCATCCTCTGCAACTGGCTCACTCTGTTCCTCTACTTGCTCAACTGGCTCTGTAATCTCTACAGCCTCAAGTGCAGGTTCGGCAGCTAAACCTAATTTGTTTGCATAAAATTCGGCACTATTCTCACTTGTTAATACAGTTGCTTCTGACATGGAAATCTCCAAGAATTAACCCAATGTACCTCATTGGTAAGGTTTACTTATCTTAATGCTATTGTTGTTTGTTTACAACTATATTGCACGTTCTACAGCTTCAGCATTAGCTTCTTTAAATTCAGTACGATTTAAATGCGCTAACACTAATGCTAATTGAGCTTTCATTTGTTCAATTTCTTTTTGTGTTTCAGTTTTAACAATAGTATCTTGTGCAGTAGTCTGAACACGCATTTCTGTATCGTGTGCTTTAGTTGTCTGACGCATGAGTTCACGTTTCGTTTCAGCCTCTTGCTTGACACCTTCAATGTCCTGACGTTGTTTAACCATTAACTGCATTTGTTGAAGTTGTTGTGTCAATGCCTGTACTTGTGCCTGACCTTGTTTCAGTTTCATTTGAATAGCTGGTGGGATGTCAGACATATCATCCAATTGTGCCAATGGGTTATTAACAGCCATACGGTCTGCAATAACGTCTGAACCAGGGAAATCCATGTTTCTTACCAATAAATCACCTGCAACTTGAATTAATTGTGGTTCGGCAGCAAACAATTGCATCATGGCATCTGACGCTTCTTGACGCTTTGTGTTGTAGCCTGGCCCTGTATCCATTACTACGTCATATTCACCAACAGTTACGTCATTCAATATACGATTTACACCTTGCTCATCCATCT